CGTCGGGTGAGGTTGGGCGGAGTCGAGGCGGGCGCGGGCGAGGGCCAGGTAGACGGGATTCAGTTCGATGCCCACGAACGAACGGCCGTGCTTGATGGCGACGTCGCCGGTCGTACCCGAGCCCGTGAATGGGTCGAGTACCGTGCCGCCCTCGGGACAGCCGGCCAGGATGCACGGCTCGACCAGGGCGGGCGGGAAGGTGGCGAAGTGGGCGCCGCGATAGGTCGATGGGGCGATCGTCCAGACGGTGCGGCGATTCCGGTCGGGGGCGCCGGCGGCCATGCGTCCGAACTGCCCGCCGTGCTGCTTGGGCGACCCGCCGCGCGGGTGCCAGCCGACGCCGGGCTCGCGGATCGCGTCGGCGTCGTAGCGGTAGCGTTCCCGCTTGCTGAGCAGGAAGAGGTATTCGTGGGCCTTCGTCGGCCGGTCCCGCACGCTCTCGGGCATCGGGTTGGGCTTGTGCCAGATGATGTCCGATCGGAGATACCAGCCGTCGGCCTGGAGGGCGAGGGCGACCCGCCACGGGATGCCGATGAGATCCTTGGTCTTGAAGCCGGGGAACGCTGACCTGTCGGAACTGCTCCGATGCGGCGACTTGCCGCCTTTCGTGAGCCCCGTCCCCTCGCCACCCCGGCCATTGCCGGGGTTGGTGATATAAGAGTCGCCCAGGTTGAGCCAGAGCGTGCCGTCGTCCCTCAGCACACGCCGGACGGCGCGGAACACTTCGACCAGTCGGGCGACGTAGGCATCGGGCGTCGGCTCCAGCCCGACCTGCCCGGGCACGCCGTAATCGCGGAGCCCGAAGTAGGGCGGCGACGTGACGCAACACTGGACGGAGCCGGGGGCCATCGCCTTCATCACGTCGAGGCAGTCGCCGAGGTGCAATGTCGCTTCGGGCATAAGGCGGGGGGCCTCAGTAGATGCGGATGCTGGTGTGCGGCCGCTTCAGCCAGCCGAGGACGTAGCGCTCGGCGTCCATGAAGTGGAAGGTGCTCTTGTCCTCGATCTCCTCCGTCGGCTCCCCGGCGGCGTCGAGCTTGCGGCTGTACGTCGCCTTCTCGTCGAGGTAGCCGGCGAGGTCGTCGAAGACCAGGATCTCGCCCCGCTTGTGGGCGCCGTAGACCCGGTCGATGCCGACCTCGACCTCCTTGATGTCGGGCTCGCGGACGGGGAGGCCGGCGGCGCGGAACTCGGACCGCCACTGGCCCTCGGACTTCGACCCGCCGACGCAGTTGGGGACCATCGGCTCGCCCGCCTTCAGGGCGTCGGCGTGCTCCTTCGCGGTCCGGCCCCCGGCCTTGTACTGGCGGTAGAGGTAGAGGCGGTCGGTCCCGGGCTCGGCCGCGTAGAAGAGGCCGGCGGTGTTGACGCCGCCGAAGTCGAGGCCGAGGTGGCGGGGCCAGGCGTCGGGGACGGCGAAGCGGGGGACCTTGTGGGCCTCGTCGTCGAAGCTGTCGTAGATCAGGCCCGCGGGCTTGGTGAAGATCGCCCGGTAGAAGAGGTTGAACTTCCAGAGGGGCAGGTTGGCCCGCGCCCGGTCGAACTCCTCCCGGGGGAACGACGGGTTCTCCGTCGAGTCGAAGCGGATCACGTCCACGTCGGGGTCGCCCGCCCGGTGCTTGTCGAAGAACTCCTTCTTGAGCCAGCCGAGGTCGTAGGGCGTCGTCGTGATGAGGGCCCGGCCCTGCGCGATCGAGAGCCGGCGCTGGATCGCCTCCCACGAGGCCCGCTTGAACTTCCGCTGGCCCGCCTCGTCGAGCCACGCCCCCTTCATCGTCGCCGATTCGAGGCTCTCCGGGTCCTCGGCGTACCCGAAGTAGACCGTCGTGGGGCCGGGGTCGGCGGCCGGGCCGAACATCCGGGCCAGGCCGGCGGGCGAGAACTCGAAGCGGCGGACGGGGGAGGCGACGTAGCGGCCGAGCTGGAGGTGCACCTCGAAGAGCCGCTTGAACTCGGGCAGGGCCTTCAATTCGAGCAGGGTGAACGTCGGCGTGGCGACCAGGTAATCGCCGGGGCCGGCCCGCTGGATCTCGCGCCAGAGCCAGAGCGGGCCGAAGCTGGTCTTCCCGCCCTGGGTGCCGGCCAGGACCGCGACCCATCGGCGGTCGCTCTGCCAGGCCCGCCACTGCCCCTTGTGGAAGTTCAGCCGGAGCCGGCCGTCGCCGGTCGCCTCGACCAGGTCAACCTTCGTCGTCGACGCCATCGGGCCGGACCACCTGGACGGTGAGGATCGGGACCGGCTTGCCGCCGCTGGTGACGTCGACCTTCGCCCCGTAGACCTCGGGCCGGTGCGCCTTGAGCAGGAAGATCGCCAGCGTGTCGGAATACTCGCGGACCCGGCCGCATTCCTCGCCCCGGTAGTAGACCGCCTTCTCCGTCCCGTGCCGGGCCCGGCGATAGGCTTCGCCCGCCAGGCCGTCGGTCGAGGCGTCGAGGGCATCCTGCCACGCGGCGGCGAATTCGGGGTCGGCGTCGCGGTGCTTGTACGCCATCGTCCGCGAGACGCCGGCGACGGCCGCGGCGGCGCTAACGTCCGGCGACGACGCGAGTTGCAACAGGAATGGGCCGGTCCACTCGAAGGCCATTTTCAGGTGTCAACCGTGTCAACCGGAGGGGCCGTTCAGCCCGCGTCCTCGACCGCCATCCCCGCCAGGTCCGGCACCGGGGCGGCCGGGTCCACCGCGAACGCCACGCCGGCCTTGACGGCCCAGGCGCGGAGGCGCCGGGTCGGCACGATCAGGCCGAAGGTCGCGTCGTAGCCGCGGGTCAGCAGGCCGAGGCAATGGCCGTCCGCGGTGTACGTGCCCCCGCCGGAGCTGCCGGGATAGCTGGGGTGGGAGACCTGGTCGTAGACTTTGCCCTCGAAGTCGCGGCCCGTCGCCGAGACGACGCCCTCGGAGTAGCTGCTACGGCCGGCGGGGCCGAGGAAGCTGCCGACGTGGCGGGTCGGCGCGCCGACCTCGGGGGGCGCGTCGGCGGCGACGAACTCGGCGGAGGCCCGGAACGGGTGGGGGCCGACCACGCGCAGCAGCGCGAGGTCCTCGGCCTCGGAGCAGCGGACGACCTCGGCCCGGATCGGGGCGAGGGCGCCGTCGGGGAAGACCTCGGCCGCGGCGTACTCGACCCAGGCGACGGCCCGGCCCGTCCGCGCGTCGGTCGCGCGGCGCTCGTGCCGGAGGTCGCGGATCACATGCTCGGCCGTCCAGACGTAGGCCGTGCCGGCGCGGACGACGACGACGCCGGAGCCGTGGGCCTCGGCGGCGCGGATCATCACGCTGATCGACTTGAGGTAGGCGGGGACCGCCTGCGGCACCTGCGCCACGGCCAGCACGGGGAGCGTCGCGGCCGAGGCCGAGGCGAGCAGCAGGGCGACCCAGAGCAGGGGCTTGCGGGGCATGGCGTCAGTCCTCGTCGGCGGCGGCGTCGTCGTCCTCGGGCACGTCGTCCAGGGCGATCTCGGCGATGGCGGCGACGACGACCCCGCGGGCGTGGGCGTCGCCGCCGAAGCCCAGCCCCGCCAGCGCGGCGGCCAGCGCCTCCAGCCGGCGCGTCCGGGCCTTGTAGCAGGCCACGCAGCCGACCTCGCAATCGTCGCCGCCGTCGTCGTCGTAGGGGGGCAATTCGTCCTGGCAGGCGGGGTTGTCGCGGAAGGTCGGCATCAGGGCGTGTCCCTCGGTTTGGCCTTGCTGGCGGCGTCGGCGGCGTGGCGGGCGCGGTCCAGCCTCAGCCGCTCGTGGGCGATCGACGCCTGCCAGAGGCCGGCGGCGCCGACGAGGATCGGGCCGAGCCACTGGAGAGCGGCCTGGCCGCTGGCCGTGCCGGCGGCCCACACGAAGCCGCCCAGCGTCGTCAGGAGCGGCGAGCCCATCACGTTGCCGGGGTTGCTGTGGTGCAAGTGATCCATCGGCGGGTCGGCTCCGGCGCGGCGGATCGCGCGGGGTCGGGAGATTGGTCAGGCGCCGTGGGCCCGGCGGCGGAGGTACTCGATCGCGCCGACGACGGCGGTGATCCCGGCGGTGGCGGCGGCGACCACGCCCGCCGCGTCGGGCAGGCCGGCCAGGGTCAGGACGGCGGTGGCGAAGGCGGCGGGCGAGCCGGCGCCGAGGGCGGCGACCAAAACGCGGATCGCCTCGGCGGCGGAGACGGCGCCCCGGACGGAGCCGGGGACGGCGGCCAGGAAGGCGCGGAGGCGGGCGAGGATGGCGGGCACGGGCGGGCTCCGGGGTCGGTTCGGGCGGGGTCGGCCGGGGCTCAGATCAGATCACGGCCCCGAGGGCGTCGGGCAGGCCGAAGAGGCTCGCCAGGCCGGCCTCGTCGGCGGCCGAGACGTGCTCGGCGTTGCCGTAGGAGCATACTTGCGCGTACACGTCTTCCCGGACCCAGAAGTCCGAGGTCGAGCCGGGGTGGTCGGGCTTGTAGCCCGGCACCTTCGCGGCCAGGTCGGGCGGCAGGGGCGGGTAGAGCTGGCCGTGCCAGTTGCGGAGCTGGAGGTAGCCGTACCGGCCGGGCCTCAGCACGCCGGGGAGGGCGTAGCCCTTGATCTCCAGGGCGTGGCCGTAGGAGCCGGGCCCGATCGATTCCATGAAGGTTTGCTGATTATCCCACGCATACGACCACCAGATCCCGTTGGCCACGGGCAGGCCGGCGGCGACGACGCGGCGGATCTGGTCGAGGAACCCATCGGCGTAGGGGATGGGGGCGACCCCGGCAACGTGCGCGGCCCGCGCGGCGTCGAAGGCGGATTGGGGCGGGCGGGTGCCGAGGGTCCGATAGTCGTCGCTGTAGGGGCAGGCCGACTCGGGGGCGAGGCCGACGCCCTTGGCGGCGGTCATCGCCAGCAGGTCGCACGTCGGGGAGCCGCCGTCGGCCTGGTTGCCGCCGCCGAGGAGCTGCTCGCCGACCCAGCCGACGAGCCGCCGGCAGATCGGGAAGACGTCGTAGCCGCGGGAGAGGCCGAGGTCCTCGGCCGTCGCGGTCGCGGCATGTTCGTGGCAGGTGCCGGCCTGGCCCTGCTCCAGCACCCGGAAGGCCGGGATGCTGATCGCCTCGGGGATCGGGTCGTCGGCCGGCGCGACGGAATAGAGCCGGGCGCCCATCGACGCGGCGCGGTCGAGGGCCTGCGCGTGGAAGTCGGGGTGCCAGCCGGGGATGAAGGGGCGGCTCATCGGCGGCCCCCCGCGGGGGCCGGCACGAGCTGGGCCCGCATCGCCGCCGCCGCCTCGCGGAGCCTGCCGGCCACGTCGTCCGCCGATCCGGTGCCGATCGCCAGCGCGTCGGCCAGCGCCTTCGATCGGGCCGCCCGGTAGCCCGTGATGGTTTTGGCGATCTCGGCCTCGCCCAGCGGGAGCGTGCCGTTTTCGAGCCGGTCGGCCGTCGCGAGCAGGGCGTCGGCCTCATTGCGGTAGGCGTCGATCGCCGCGAGTTCGACGGCGGTGGGCGCCGGCCTGGGCTTCGGCGCCGGGGGCGGCGGGGGCACCGGGGCGGGGGCCGGGTCGATCGGCGCGGGCGACGGGGCGGGCGACGGGGCGGGGATCGGCGCGGGCGTGGGGATCGGGGCGGGGGCCGGCGCCGTGTGCCCGAGCCCGTGTGCCACGGCCAGCGTCACGACCGCGTTGACCAGCCCCGACTTGAGCCAGTCGGGCAGGCCGGCCCGGGGCGCGGGCGGCGGGATCGGGGCGGGGGCCGGGTCGGGCATGGGGGTCAGCTCGTCGGGGGATTCGAGGCCGGGCGCGGGACCGGGACCAGGGCGGCGACCGTGGACGTCACGCGCCCCACGGTCGCCAGCGCTTCCGGGAGGCAGTTCTCCTGCTTCGCCTTCAGCGCGTCGCGCTCGGCGAAGGCGGCGGCGATCTGGGGCGCGGCGAGCGTCAGGGCCGCCTCCAGTGCCCGGAGGGATTGCAGCAGGTCTTCGGGGGTCGGCGATCCCATGCGGGAGGCTCCGGGGTCAGGTCACGCGGGGCTCGCGAAGTCGGCGGCGATGAACGCGCCGGCCACGCCGACGCCGACGTTGCTGAAGTATTTGCTCAGGATGATCGACCGATGCGGGGGCGAGTCAATCCAGGCCCGGACGACGGCGGCCGGGGTCGCGGCGGCGAAGTCGAGGCACTCGCCCGCCGACCGCCAGCGGTAGCCGGCCGCCTCGATGCGCACGCCGAAGGTCGAGCCGTCGCCGCCGACGTGGTCGAGCGTGCGCCGCACCGCGTTGTCGGCGGCGATCCGCCCGGCCGAGGCCGCCAACCGGGGGTCGGCAGAGAGCGGGGCGACGCCGGCCCTGATCCGCTCGGCGTTGATCGCCGCGACGATGCCCACTTGCCAGTCGTTGGGCGTCGGCGGCGGCACCGGGAGCGGGACAATCGGGGCGGGCGCGGGCGGATCGGGCCGGAAGGGGGTCGGCAGGTCGGGCCCCGGGAGGAAGAGGGCGAAGAAGTCGGAGAGCCGTTGCCAGAAGGTCATGCCGGGCTCCCATGTTCGATGGCGGGCGTGTCGGTCTCGCCGAGGTCCAGGAAGCGCCGGACGATGCCGCGGACCCGGGACCGAAGGAGGTACTGCTCGGCCTTCAGGCCGTTGAGCCGGCCCCGGCTGGGGATCGCGTCGGCCGCCGTGGGGGCGGCGGCGATCCCCCGGAGGCAGTCGCCGACCTCGTCGGCCAGGTCGGGGAGCCGG